AACGCTCGGGCGTCCAGCTTTGACGCGGGCAACGTCTTCACCGCGGAGATACGCGGCGACGGCTGGTACGAGAACAACACGATCCGCGTGGTCGAATACTGGCGGATGCGCGACCGCGAAGCGACGCTCATTCTGGACCGCGAGGGCAACACGCGCGAGGTCGATGAGGCCAATATGGCGTCCTGGGCGCAGGACGTGGCGCGCAACCCCATGACGGGCCGCCCGTACATCCGCCGCACGCGGCTCAAGTACGCGGAAATGTACATCACGAACGGCGTGGAGCTGCTGGAGGGGCCGTTCATGCTCCCGTGCAGCCGCGTCCCTGTGTTCCGCGCGGTCGGCTGGGAAGTCTATGTGGGCGAGAAGCGCAACCGCTTCGGCCTCATCCGCTTCCTCAAAGACCCGCAGCGGATGCACAACTACTGGCGCTCGGTCATCGCCGAGAAGCTGATGAAAGCGCCCAAGCAGGAATGGATCGCGCCGGACACGGCCGTCGAAGGCCGCGAAGACGAGTTCCGCTCGTCGGCGAACAGCCGTGACCCGCTGCTGATTTACAACGGCGACGCGGGCACCGCGCCGCAGAAGATGCCCCCGGCCGAGATGGAGGCCGCGCTGGTGCAGGAAGCCGGTATGGCCGCGCAGGACATTCGCGACGTGTCGAACCTGCATGAAGCCTCGCTCGGTATGGTCGCGAATGAAGTCTCGGGCAAGGCGATCAACGCGCGCCAGGAGGTCGGCGAATCGGGCCTCCAGGTCTATCAGGACAACCTCAATCTTGCGATTGAAGAGTGCGGCCGCACGATCAACGAGCTGCTGCCCTACGTCTATGACACGATCCGCACGGTGCGTATCCTGGGCGAAGACGACTCCGAGCAGGTCATGCAGCTCAACGGCGAGGACGGTATCGACCTCGCCAAAGGCAAGTACGACGTGACGATCACGACGGGTCCGAGCTACGCCACCAAGCGCCGCGAGGCGGGCGAAGCGATGCTCGCGATGGTCAACGCGATGCCGCAGACGCTCGGCATGGCAGCGGACCTCATCGTGGAGGCGCAAGACTGGCCGGACGCCGACAAGATCGCCAAGCGCCTGCGCACGCAGATGCCGCCGGGCATCGTGCCGGACGAAGACCTGACGCCGCAGCAGCTCCAGGCGCGCCAGCAGGCGCAGCAGAAGGCGCAGATGGTCGAACGCTTGGAGATGGGCTTGAAGCAGGCCGAGCTTCAAATGAAGACGAACCAGGCGCTCGATTACGAGGCCCGCGCGAAGCAGGCCATGGCGAACGCCGCCAAAGACCTCGCCGAGATCGACTTCGAGCGCGTCCGCGTTCTGAGCGAAACCGAGAGCCAGAAGCTCCGCGATGCCATGGACAGCATCCGGCTTGTGGCGGAAATGTCTGACCAAGGGGATGAGAACTATGGCTGACGAGAACCAGAACCAGAACCAAGACAACGGCGGCACCGGCGACAACACCCCGGCCCCCGATCCGTTTGCGGGCTTCAAGTCCGAGGCGTACCACGACGGCCAGCCGGTCGAGCCCGAGCAGAGCGGTTCCGACGACGGCCAGCAGGACGACAAGGGCGGCCAAGAGGGCACCGGCAACCAGACCGTGCCGCACATCGGCGACGAGGACGACGACCCGCTCGCCGCTTTCACAGACCAGGAGGACGACGATGATTCTGCGCTTCAATCCGAGCCTGCGGGCTCAGGCGATGAGTTCGACGGCGCTGGGGACGACGATGACCCTGACGATGCCGATGTTGACGGCGATCCCGAAGACCCCATAGAGCGCCGCGCTCACGAGCTGGCTTCGCGCATGGCGCAGAAGCGCATCGCGGAGCTGACGAAAAAGCGCCGTGAGGCCGAGCGCAAGGTGCAGGAGTACGAGGCCCAGCTTTCCCAGCAAGGCCAGTCCCAGGAGCCGCCCAAAGAAGAGCCGAAAGGCGAAGACAAGGGCGCAGAAAAGGCCGACGCGCCGCTTACCGACGCCGAAGGGAACGCGCTCGAAAAGCCGGACCCGCAAAAATATACCTACGGGGAGGTTGACCCGGACTACATCAATGATGTAGTTAATTACAACGTCGAAGCCCGCCTCTCGAAAGAGCGGCAGGCGAACGAACAACGGCAAGCCCAGGCCGCTGAGCAACAAAAGGCTCAAGAATTGAGGCAAAGGTGGAACGACATTTCGGAGGATGGTGCGCAGAAGTACCAAGACTTCGAGACGGTTGTTCTGGAGCCCGCCAAACGCGGCGAGTTCCCGCTGACGAAGGAAATGGCCGAGGACATCGGCGAATCCGACGTGGCGACCGACATTGTTTACCACCTGGCGCGCAACCCGAAGGAAGCGCAGAAGGTGGCCGGGATGGAGCCTCGTGCTCGCGCCCGCTACATCGGCCGCCTTGAGGCCGCGATCCAAACCCGCGACAAGCAGCGGGACAAGGGCGAACGGCGGATGACGAAAGCGTCCCCGCCTCCACGCCGTCAGCCCCGTGGGGCAGGCGGGCAGTTTGTCAGTAAGGCCGCGAGCACTGACTTCTCAGCGTTCGAGAAGCAGGCCATGGCCCAGCAGGATCGCAAAAGGTAGGAAACAATGGCGAACCAGTTTCTCAACGCTCAGGAGTATGCGAATGTCATGCTGCTCCTGCTCAAGAACCAACTGACCATGGGCCGTCTGGTCAATGGCCAGTTCCGCAACGAAGTGACCGACGAGAACGGCCTGTCCATCTCGGTCAAGCGTCCGCCCCGCTTCATCGCGAAGTCCGGCGCGGCCCTGGCTGCTCAGGACATCGTGACCGGCTCCGAGGTGATCTCGGTCGATCAGTACAAGAACGTCCACATCTCCGTGGGCGATCTGGAGTACGTCCAGTCCTACAACGAGCTGATGCGGAATCAGACCATGCTGTCGGCGGCTTCCGAGCTGGCGCACGACGTGGACAAGTTCCTCACCGGCAAGTTCCTGGACTTCTTCTCCTGGATCGGCGATCCGGGCCAGAAGATCGGCTCTCCGGCTGAATACTTCCCGGCGCACACGCGCCTGATGGACCAGTCGGCTCCGAACCAGGACATCTCCGGCGTGCTGGCGTTCACCGACGCAGAAGGCATCCGTGCCTCGCTGGTCGGCGGCGACATCGACGGCGTGAACCGCACCGCTCTGGAGCGTGCGCGTATCCCGCTGATCTCGGAGATCGACTCTTACGCCACGCAGAACCTCACCACCCTGACCACGGGTGATCGCACCAACGGCGCTGTCGCCGGTGCGAGCCAGGAAGTGAACTACCGCGATGTCAAGGACAACGCGCGTATGTCGCAAACCCTGGACGTGGACGGCCTGGGCGCGAACGCGACCGTGGCTGCCGGTGAGGTCTTCACCATCGCGGGCGTCAACGCGGTCAACCCGCGCACCCGCGAAGTCGTGGAACCGGCACGCCTCCAGCAGTTCACCGTCCTTGAGGCGGCGACTGCCGACGGCTCCGGCGCGGCCACGCTCACCATCTCGCCCGCGATTATCGTGGTCGGGTCGAGCGACGGCGTGTCCACCGACGCCAACACGGCGTTCGGCACCGTGGACGCGGCTCCGGCCAACGACGCGGTTGTGACCTGGAAGGGCTCTGCGGAGAGCAACTACCAGCAGCGCGCCGTGTTCCAGCGCCAGGCTATCAGCCTCGTGTCGGCTCGCCTGCACACCCCGTTCACCGGCGAGGCGTCCTTCGCCACCGACGAGGAAACGGGCATCTCGATCCGCTACTGGCGCGGGTCGGACATCGCAACCGGCGCTCATATCCACCGCTGGGATATGATCTACGGCGGCGAGGTCATGGACAACTTCCTGGGCACCCGGATCAACGGCCCCGCGGCCACGTAGGGCTTGCGCTAGGAAGAAATCTACGCCATGATGCGGCGGGGCTTGACGGCCCCGCCGTTTTCATATCAACGGAGATCAAGGATGACCATTCACCCGCAACGCCGCCCGAAGCGTCGCAATGGCGACAAGAAGGAATGGCCGAAGATGCTCTACGACGCGCAGGGCAACGGCAAGGTGTTCCAGTCCGAGGCCGACGTGCCCGAAGGCTACGCGCCGCTGGGCGAAGAGCCGACGGCTGCCCCGGAGCCCAAGCAGGAGAGCCCGAACCCGAACAAGGGGCTCGCGAAGGCGCTGGGCCTCAAGAAGCAGGAGATCATCGCGGCGCTCACTGAGGCCGAGATCGAGTTCCCGGCCAACGCCTCTGTCGATGACCTCGCCGCTATCTATCAGGAAGCCGCCGAGGCCGCCGACGACGACGACGACGAGGAATAGGCCATGACCGCGGCCAGCGAGATCATCAATCAGGCGCTCCGCGAGAGCAACGTGATCCCGATAGGGAAGGAGCCGAGCACCGCTCAGCTCAACGAGGCTTTGCCGCGCCTGAACAACTACATCGAGAGCCTGTTCGGCACCAAGCTCGGCGAGTTCTTCTTCATGGACTGGCCTGTGCCGCCGCGCCAAACGGCTCCGGTGAACGCTCGCTATCCGCTGGCTCCGGCCGACACGAAGCTGCCGAACGGCGTGTGGCCCTATCTGCCCAACAATGTGCGGATAGTGGCCTCGCCGGACACGGCAACGACCGTCTACCTTCCTCGCAAGCCGAACGATGGTGCGCGGCTCGGGCTCGCTGATGTGGGCTCGACCGCAAACCTCACGATTGACGCCAACGGCCGGTACATCGAGGGCGCGCCCAGCGTGACCGTAGCGCCCGGCGATGTCTTCCCGCGCGAATGGTTCTATCGCGCAGACCTGGGCACTTGGCAGCGGCGCGCGCCGCTGGCGCTGACCGACGAGAGCCCGTTCCCGGCCGAGTTCGATGATTTGCTCATCACTGGCCTCGCGATCCGCCTGGGGCCGCGCTTCGGCAAGCGGCCGCCGCAGGAGACAGCGATCACGAACACGCGCATGGAGCGCCGCTTGAAGCAGCGCTACAAGCAGCACATGCCGAAGGACGGCAACTGGAATCCCGAATACTACTCGCGCCAAGCGCACGGTGAGAACGACCGCGCGCCCTATGACAGCTCGCTCTACCGGAGTTCGTGATGGACCCGACGCCTCTCCAGCTCGGCAAGGGCGCTTACGAGCGCAACTACGGCCGTATGCCCAAGGTCGAGGTGTTCAACCGCTTCTTTGAAGCGGACCCGTCGAACCGTGAGAGCCAGGCCGCGCTTCTGACGCGCCCGGTGACAAAAGCTCTGGTGGCCGCCGGTGCTGGCCCGATCCGCAAGCTCTTCTCGGTTCCCGGCGCGTTCAACGGCGATCTGTTCATCGTCTCCGACCAAAGCCTGTTCCGCTGGGACGGCACGACGCTGACTGGCATCACGGGGACGATTGGCGGCGACGGCGAGCCCGAGATGTGCGTTGTGGTCGGCTC